TGACACATGCAGTGGCTGCAGTGGAAGAATATTCAATGGCGGGATGCTGATCCTAAAACTGCTGCGTATGTGTGTGAATCATGCGGGACGCATATAGAAGAGCATTACAAAAGCGAGATGTTGCGCCGTGGTGAATGGCGTTCTACGTCAACTTCTGAGGACCCGCGCACTGTTGGATTTCACTTGTCGTCGTTGTATTCGCCGCTGGGCTGGAAAAGCTGGGAGGAGATCGTTACAGAGTTTTTGCGAGCAAAGGCTGATGCACCGTTGCTGAAGACCTTTGTCAACACTGTGCTTGGCGAGACGTGGGAGGAAGAGGTTGGCGCGAAACTTGGCGCTGATGGCTTGCGTGAACGCGCTGAGTTCTACCCTGCTGGCGAGATCCCAGATGCTGCGACGATTGTGACTGCCGGTGTTGACGTGCAGGACAACCGCGTGGCGATTGGTATTTATGCGTGGGGACAGGGCGAGGAATGCTGGCTGATCTCGCACGCTGAGATTTACGGCGACCCTGCTGGCAAGAAGTTGTGGGATCAAGTCGATGATGTGATTCTGCGTACTTACACAACAGCAAGCGACAAGGAAGTAAGAATTAACGCAATTGGTATTGACTCTGGCGGTCACTTCACGTCTGAAGTTTATGCGTATGCGCGTGAACGCATTAAACACAATGTCTTTGCGCTGAAGGGTCAGTCACAACGCAATAAACCTGCCATCGGCAAACCAAGCAAAGTTGACATCAACTATCGCGGGCAAGTGCTTAAAAACTCCGCGCAAGTGTATCCCGTTGGAGTTGACACCATAAAGAGCACGTTGTTTGGCCGCTTGAAGCACAACGAAGTAGGCGCTGGATACATCCATTTTCATGCAGAGGCAGGGCAGGAGTATTTCAAGCAGCTCACATCTGAGCGACAGGTTGTGCGATATGTCAAAGGCTTTGCAGTGCGTGAATGGAAAAAGAAAGCAGGCGATCGCAACGAAGCCCTTGACTGTTTTGTTTACAGCTATGCTGCCTTGAACTTTCTGTACATGCGTTTTAATCGCAGCACGATTTTTGAACAATTTGCAAAGGCTAAGGTCGTAAAGGATGACGCAAAGGTGGAAAAGCCGGTAGAATCAGATTACCAACCGCTTCGTCGTCGGCGCGTTAGTCGGCCACGGGCATCATTCGTGACGAACTGGTGACCATCTCTGTTCCTGAGATTTTCTATGCAGGTGACACGGTCATCTTTGATGTCCCTGCGTTTACCGATTCAATTGGCACAAATATCACAAGTGGAACCTATACGCTGACGTGGTACGCAAGAACAAACACCGCGTCCGAAGGGGCAACGATCGTCGGTGTGGCAGAGTCAGATGGCTGGCGCATTACTGTTCCCAGCAGCACGACGACAAACTTTGACGCGGGTCTGTGGACCTGGCAGGCGATTGCAACCTACGGATCATTACAGTACACGGCTGGTCGTGGACAGTTTACGGTCAAAGCGACACTGGGGTACACAGGAGATCCTGCTGCGTTCGATGATCGCACGCGAGCTGAAGTCGACCTTGAAAAAGTTGAGGCAGCAATACGGACCCTCGCCGAGGGAGGGGTAGTACAGGAATACACGATTGGGAACAGAAGTTTGAAGCGATATAAGATGGGTGAACTTCTGCAGTTGCGCGACACCTTGAAAGCTGAAGTTGACAGGGAGCGCCGCGCTGAGAAGATCCGCCAAGGTCTTGGGAATCCTGGTGTCACCCGCGTGAGGTTTATCTGATATGTGGCCTTTCACTCGCCGCAAGCGTCAACGTCGCAACTATGCGAGCGCGTCTATGAGCCGCCTGACTTCTGATTGGGTCAGTCAAAATACAAGCGCAGATGCTGAGATAAAGAACAGCCTGCGTGTCTTGCGCAATCGGGCGCGTTCTCTTGTTCGTGATTCTGACTTTGCTAAGTCCGCATTGCGTGCTGTCACAAACAATGTGATTGGGCAGGGTATCAAGCATCAGGCGCAAGTCCGCATGATTCGTGGTGGCCGCCTTGATGAAAGGACCAACGGCGTTATTGAGCACGAATGGCGCAAATGGGGCAAGGCAAAGAACTGCCACGCTGGCGGCACTCTGAGCTGGAGCGATATTCAGCGACTTTGCCTGCGCAGCATGATGGAAAGCGGCGAAGTGTTTGTCCGCTTTGTCAATCAAAGCTTTGGTGACTCTAGGGTGCCGTTTGGCCTAGAGGTGCTGGAGGCTGACTTGCTTGACGATGACTATACGGGCATCGAGCAGAACGGCAATCGTGTTCGTATGGGTGTTGAGGTCAATGATTGGTCACGACCTGTTGCATATCACTTCCTGAGCTATCACCCTGGCGATTACCAATTCACTGGCGGGCAGATTGCAAAAAAGAGACGCATCCGTGTACCTGCTGAGCAGATCGTTCATCTTTACAGCGCTGAGCGTCCTGGTCAGACCCGTGGTGTATCGGCCTTTGCGTCGGCCATCATGCGCCTCAACAATCTGAAGGGTTACGAGGAGGCTGAGATTATTGCTGCCCGTGCCAGCTCGGCAATGATGGGTTTTGTCCGTACACCGGATCAGGAGTTGTTTGAAGATGGCACGTTTGAAGATCAGTCGGTGCTGGACTTCGCTCCTGGCAGCATCCGGCGTCTCGCTCCGGGTGAAGAGATGCAGTTCTTCTCACCTCAGCGGCCAGATGATGCTTTTACGCCTTTTGTTGCGCAGATGTTGCGTGCCGTCGCGTCCGGGGTCGGGTGCAGCTACACGCAGGTGAGCAGTGACTTTTCGCAGTCAAACTACAGCTCGTCTCGTCTTGAGTTGATTGAGACTCGCGCACATTATCGCACTCTGCAGCAGTACATCATCGAGCGTCTGTGTCAGCCGGTTTACGAGAAGTGGATGGATATGGCCGTCATGTCCGGTGAGTTGCGAGTTTCTGGTTACGACATGGATCCTGACCGTTATTACGAATCAAAGTGGGTTCCGCCTGCTGCTCAATTTGTAGATCCGCAAAAAGAGGCAGAAGCCTATAAATCCTTGATCCGCAGTGGCATCATGACGTTGTCACAAGTTATCGCTTTGCACGGTGGCGACTTTGAAGAAACGATGAGGCAGAGACAGCATGAGCTTGCCACAATGGATGAGCTTGGCATTGTTCTGGATTCTGACCCTAGTGCAGTTGACAAGGCAGGCCAATCACAAAACCCGCCAGTTGAAGAAACGGCTCACCCTGAAATTCATGACGAGGAATCCTGATGGCTAACGTTAACGGCACTGACATTGATCTGAAGCCAACAAGCGGCATGAAGGAAGAGGCCGAACGTTATCGTGCTTGGAAGAAAGAAGGCAAAGCGGGTGGAACTGACGATGCTGCGACTCGTGCGTCTCAAATCTTGTCAGGCAACGAAATGTCGCCAGACACTGTGATCACGATGTCGGCTTGGTTTGCTCGTCATGAAAGTGACAAGCAGGGAAAGGGCTTCTCTTCTAGCGAAGATGGTTATCCAAGCAAAGGTCGTGTTGCATGGGCTGCATGGGGAGGAGATGCTGGAAAGTCATGGAGTGATTCAAAGGCGAATGCCATCAAGAATGCACGTGACCGAAAATATGATTTAATGGAAGAACAAATGACTAATGAGGAGAGCATGGATCGTGCTGAGCCTGATGCACTCAAGGTTGGTGACTTTGTTAGGTGGAATTCTTCTGGTGGCACTGCTCGCGGACGCATTGTTCGTGTTGAGCGTGACGGCACGATTAACGTCCCTGACTCATCTTTTACTATTACCGGCACTGCAGAGGACCCTGCTGCGCTAATCACTTTGTACCGTGATGGCGAAGCTACTGACCGTCAGGTTGGGCACAAGTTCAGCACGCTGACAAAGATTTCGCCGATTCGTATGTATGAAGACGCAAAACTTGTTCGTGCGCATAGCACTGAGTTTTACCATGAGGACGATCGTACTCTTGAGTTTCCTTTTGCTTCTGAAGAGCCTGTTGAGCGCTACTTCGGCAGTGAAGTTTTGATGATGTCTGAGGATGCGATGGATTTGTCGCGTCTAAATGATGGTGCGCCGCTGCTCTACCAGCATGATGCTGACAAGATTGTTGGTGTTGTCGAGCGTGCATACATTAAAGACAAGCGTGCTTATGCAAAAGTAAAACTTGCCAACAATGAGCTTGGCCGCGAGATGCAAGATCTCATCAAAGATAACATTATTCGCAACGTAAGTTTTGGTTATAAAATTAACGATATGGAGGAAGATCGCACTACGTCTCCAACAACGTATCGCGCTACTTCCTATCAACCGTTTGAGGTTTCGCTGGTGACCGTGCCAGCGGATCAAACTGTTGGCATTGGTCGCAGTTTCATTCAAAATGAGACTGTATCTACGGCCTCAACCGTAAACACTACACCTTCTACCGTCATGGAAGAACAAACTCCAGATTTGGAGCTTCTTCGTGCTGAGGCCGCTGAGGCCAAGGCTAAGGAAGTATCTGAAATGCTTGCCCTTGGTAAGCGCACCAACAACGCCGAGCTTGCACAAGAGTTCATCGTGAATTCACGCGGGCTTGACGAACTTCGTTCTGCTCTTATTGATCAAATGGGATCTGAAGCCAAGCCTGTTGACACCTCTGCTGGTGACATCGGCCTCACACAAAAAGAAGCCCGCAGCTTTTCTTTCCTGCGTGCCATCAACTACCTGAGCAATCCTGGTGACCGCGCTGCACGCGAGGCTGCTGGTTTTGAGATTGAAGCCTCTGAAGCTGCTGCAGCAAAGCTGGGTCGTCAGTCCCGTGGCATCACCGTTCCGGCTGACGTTATGCGTCGCGACCTGAACGTTGGCACTGCTACTGCTGGCGGTAACCTCGTCGAGACCGAGCTGGATGCTGCCAACTTCATTGATCTGCTGCGCAATCAGTCTGCACTGGATCAAGCTGGCGCAACCGTTCTGACCGGACTGTCTGGCAACGTCAACATTCCTCGTCAGTCCGGCGCTGCGACCGCTTACTGGGTTGCTGAATCAGGCTCACCTACTGAGTCCCAGCAGACCATTGATCAGGTTGCACTGACTCCTAAGACCTGCGGTGCATTCACTGACTTTAGCCGTCGTCTGATCATCCAGTCTTCCATTGACGTGGAAAACATGGTGCGGACCGACCTGGCTCGCGTGCTTGCCCTTGAGATTGACCGCGTTGGCCTCTACGGCTCTGGCTCTTCTAACCAGCCTCTGGGTCTGAAGGACACCACTGGTGTGTTGACCGAAGATTTCGCCGCCAACACTCCAACCTTCGCTGAGGTTGTGGCTCTGGAGTCTGACGTGGCTGGTGCTAACGCACTGCTCGGCAGCCCTGTCTATCTGATGAACTCCGCAATGCGCGGCGCTCTGAAGACCGCTGAAAAGGCCAGCAACACCGCTCAGTTCATCTACATGGATGACGAGGTCAACGGTTATCGCGCTGTTGTCTCAAATCAGGTCGAAAGCAACGACCTGTGGTTTGGCAACTTCTCCGACCTGATCATCGCCTACTTCTCTGGCCTTGATCTGATGGTTGACCCTTACACCGGCAGCACCTCTGGCACTGTTCGTGTGGTCGCCCTGCAGGATGTCGATGTGGCAGCACGTCACGGCGAATCCTTCTCACGCGGCAACAACACTCTCTGATAGGTACTGAGCAATGACTATTCAAAACCTCGGAACCCGTCTCACCCTGCTGTCTCTTTCAGCAAATGACGTGGTGACTGCGACCGCAAACCGTTCTGGCGTTGATCTCGTTGATTACGAAGGTGACGTCATTGCGGTCTTGGACGCAGAGGCTGGTGGTGCAGGAATCACCTATGCCGTCAAGATTCAAGACTCTGCAGACAACAGCTCATTTGCTGATGTAAGCGGTGGCCTTGCTTTCACAACCACCACTGCCAACACTGCTTTGCGCGAAACTCTGCGGATCAACACCGACGAGGTTCGCCGTTACATCCGTGCTGTGATCACCGTTGCTGGTGGCACTGGCGCTGGTGCTGTCAGTGTTGTTGCACTTGGCTCCAAGAAGTACGGCTGATGATTGACGATACCCTTGCTTATCTGAGCCTCAGCGAATTTGCTGTATTGTGTCAAATCGGCGCAGGCGCAGAGTTTAAGGGTATCCTCGACTCACCGATGGATGTGATCGCGGGTGGTGTTGCTTTGTCACGGGAGTATTTGCTAACTGCAAAAACTTCTGATGTCAGCAGCGCTGCTCGCGGCACCTCAATAACTGTTGATTCGGCTGCTTACACTGTGCGTGAGAATCGCCCTGTTGATGACGGCCTGTTTTCTGAACTGTTGTTGAGTAAGGACTGATGGCTGACACAAGGCGCGAGCTCA